ATTCTAACATTGATGTTTGGAATAAATCCAGATGTTTCTCATGCAATAACAGCACCAACTATATCGTACAGCAGCGATGTATTGTATATCAACAAGTACATGAACTTGGTTACAATCAAGGATATGATAACAATTGATATCAGTAAAAAGAAGAACCTAGCATACCGAGTCGTAGACTTGGCAACTAATTCAACTTTTACAATGCCCTCATATAGCACAAAGCTAAATCTAAACCAAAGAGTAGACAACAGGGTAATAATCTCAAGACTTGCAAATGCAATCTTGAGTCAAGAGACTGGCGGAGTAGATGCCTACTATCGCAAGTCTTATTCCAGCAGTGCATGTGGAGCTTTCCAATACATGTCAACATCATGGAATAACTTTATGGGATATAAGAGTGCATGCGATGCACCAGAATGGGTACAGGACTCAAGAATGATTGATGAACTAAAAAGTTCTTACGCAACCTACCATGACTGGAGAAAAGCTGTAGCAGCACATCTATACCCATCAAGAGCAGGCAATATGGCTACTTGGAATCTTAGGGTTCGAGGAAATCCAACTGTCCGTGAATACGTCATATCTGTATTTCAGAAGGCGAACATAGCATACTGATGAAAATTCAAGTATTCTCTCAGTATTACAACATGGCTAGGGCAGGCAAAGTACAACCTTTGTTCTGTCCGAACCATAAAAGCGATCAGACATTTAGCGATGTCAGTTATTGGCTAACACACAAGATGGTGGAAGACGATATCGTGTTATACTGTACAGCATGCGGGTACGAGCAAAAAGCTGGCTTGCAGCTTTACGAAAACATCTTGAAGGAGATAAAGAATGCCTAATATTGGCGATTATTTTGTAGTAAGAACAAATGGCTGGGCTGGTTGGCTAATCAGAATTGGTACTGGCTCAAAATGGAACCATGCTGGTATCTATATTGGCGATGGCAAAATTGTAGAAGCAAGACCAGTCGGAGTAACAATCAGTGATCTCTCTAAGTATGACGGAATGCCAATCATGTGGAATACCGTTGTAGATACAATTTCTTCAGAAGACCGTGAAATTATTGTGAATAGAGCAAAAGCTTTCGTCGGAGACAAGTATGGGTTTTGGTCAATCATCAATTTATCCCTAAAGATTCTATTTTTAGGCTTTTTCCCAAATATGATGCGAGCAGAAAATGAGAATAGCGTAATTTGCTCTCAACTGGTGGCATGGTGCTATTCAGTAGGTCATATTAAGGTATCAAATAAACAACATGCTCTTGTTACACCTAAAATTCTTGCTTATCGCTTGACTGAAAAGTGAGTCGGAAGTAGGAAATGGATCTTTTGCCTATTGTAAACAATCGCTCATGTGGCGAATGTACAAAATGCTGTGATGGACATCTTAGAGGAGAAATTAAGCTTACAGATGGTCGAGAATCATGGATTGGGCAAGAAGAAGATGGAACTTTGCATCCATGCGAGTTTCTTAAAGCAGGTGTAGGATGTGGGGTATACGAAAATCGCCCTACAATTCCTTGTAAGGTCTTTAAATGCGACTGGTTAACTAATCCTGATATGCCAGAATCATTCAAGCCTAGCAACTCTGGAGCCATATTCTCTACTCGTACTGTAAATGGACAGACATATACCAAAATTATTGAGGCGGGACGGAAGTTGGACTCAGAAGTTTTGTCTTGGGCCATTCAATATTATATGTCAAGAGGTGAAAACTTCTCCTGGAGAGTATTAGAGAACATTTTTTGGCTTGGAGATGAAGAATTTAACAATATGATGGATAAGGGTTATCCACTTTTATCAGAAACACATGCAGATGGCGAAAATAATCACTGAAAGGGCGTACATTGAGCCGTTCGGGGAGAATGAATCAGACAATTTTGCTATTTTGATACATATCAAGCAGGGGAATGATCATATTTATGCTGGAAATGTAGAATTAGATAGGCAAATCTCATGGATTTATCTCGAAAATACGCCAGAAGGCCATTTAGAGATAAACAGTTCGGCGGGAATGGAGAATAACAAATGGGATTACATAACAGAGGAGATATTAAGAGATGAACATAGCTGAATATATATTTATAGTAATAACAGCAGTATTTATAGTAGAATTTCTAAGGAGATAATATGAGTGAACTAAGAGTAAATACGCCAGAGGTAGATCCTATTTTAGAGAATATACGAGAATTGCTAGGAGCTATATTTATCCAAGAGCAACGTAATTATGATATGTTGATGATTATTGCAGATAAGCTAGGTGCTGATGCTAATAAGCTATTATCTATGCATGAACTTGGAGAAGTTCTAGCTCCCGCCCCATCCTTTAAGTTTGATGAAAATGATGATAAACTAGATATATGATGGTACCAAGACACCAAGCTAAAAGTCAATTTAAATCTCCTCACTTCGGAGTACCTCATGATAACCCAAAGTCTAAAGAAGAACAATGGGAAAAAGCTATTGAAGAATTTTTCTCCCGCTTTTTTTCAAAACTTAAATTTTGGAAGAAATAAGTTACTCGCTAGTAATATAAACTAGGATCTAGAGATTCCTTTAATTGCTTTGCATGAAATCCACAATAGTGAAATATACCTATATCTGTAGAGATAGTCTCTTTGTATTCCCGCCAACATTTATCACAGCTTCTCATAATGTAATTATATCATCTTCCCCGTTCTCAGCATTTTCACAGTTTCAAATTTGATCAAAATGTTAATGGGCATTTATTTTGTATGATACATAAATTTTTTTTCAAAAGCAAAAAATAATAGTCCGCCCGAAATGTCCGAATTGTAAGCATTCTGCCCTCAAAATGTGGTGTACATCACAAAAATAAATTAAAAAATGTCCAATTTGTGTGCATTTTGGAGTTGAAAATGTCAGTGGGTTCTGTTATACTTACAGTATTGAAAGTTAATAAAGGTTATTAACTAGAAAAAAGAAAGGACAATAAAATGTCACTAGTAGTAAAAAACGAAATCTGTTCAGTACACACAGAATGTCAAAACGAGTTCTACCTAGAGTTCGCTAACTGCGAAACTTGCGGAATTAAAATCCTCGTAGACTATGAGTTCAATACAGGTGAACAAATCAAGTTCAACTGTCATAACTGCGGAGATGGAAATACTCTCCAAATGTGAGTCAAATCACACAGACACAACGGCGTGTCGAGTTGATTTTCTCGAAATAGTGTGATAGTATTTCACCATAAAATTAAATAAAGAAAAATCCTAGTGAGCCTGTGAGCCTTAGCAAATAATCCGAAAGGTGAGCCTAAGCAAATAACAGCAAATAATCTAGCCAACAAAAGAAAAAGAAAGTATCTTGAAAGGATAACTAAATGAATATAAATGAATACTATGAAACAGTTCGCAACGATATTGCGAAAGAGTTCGGCTTAGAGGCTGGCGGTTATGCTCCCGCTCCCCGCTATGCGTTACCTATAACTATCGCACAGCGTATTAACGCTAAATATCCTAGCGAGTTTAGCGTAAGTCGTTTTGATAGAAAGTTAAACCCTAAGGCTGTGTATATCGCACAGCGTTACATCTCTCTAGTAATGAAAGGTGGCAACTAATATGTCATACTCTTTCGATAAATCTTATTCCCGTTGGGATAACCTAGCAGATGAATACCAATCTATGCTAGATGAATTGAATAGTGAAAAATTAACCGAGCAAGAATTGCAATCGGTATTAGTTGCAGTTGATGACTTTGACTTAGATGAGGTGCTTTAATGAATGACCCGTGGCTTCTATTTGCAGGTGCAGTACAACTAGATCACCTAACAGATGAACAACTTGAAATCGTAAACGATATTTTTAAAGATTGGAAATAAAATAAAATGATGAGCCGTAAAGACTATGTAAAAGTAGCAGATATTCTCGCTAGTGTCCGCAATGATTTGGATCGTGAAACTATGTCGCATTTAATTGAAAAGTTTAGCGATTTATTTTTTGCTGATAATCATAACTTCTCACCTACAAGATTTGAATCTGCTTGTTATAAAGAGACTACCTTAGTGTAGTCTCTTGACATTCCCCGATTTTTTGCCCTGGGCTGTGTCCGATATGTCCGAATTGTACTGTGGTGTAGTTCACAAATGCCACGCTCCACATAGTGATACTACTGGCGGGTATACTAGACAGTAGCGATTTTATGTGTTATACTTCCAGTATTGAAAAATTAAATAAAAAAAATATTGGCAACACACGGCGTGTCGCCTTGATTTTCTAGCAAATGTCTGCTAGAATACTCGTATTAAACAATAAAGAAAGGTGGTCAAAATGACTACACTAACAAATGAAGTAAATCTAGGCAAAATGCTTGGAATTTCTGCTCAACTAGAAAATCGTATGATTCACGATTTTAACAATGGTGGATTAGTTTCCACTTATGGATTAAATACTCGTCAGCGTATTATCGCTCTAAAAGTTTTCTTAGGTGGAAATGCCCCTAAGTGTACTTGTATCAAGTGTCTCTAAAGAAAGGACTATAAAATGTCACTTAGTTTAATTAACAAAATTTATCAAGGTAAGACTATCACTTGGAAAGGTGAATTCTTTACCATAACAAAAGTAACTGCTGTAAATGATGAGCAGGAAATTTTTAACGCAATTATCACAGGTTTAGTTGATAATAAAGATTATGGCTTGACTTGTTCTTATCAAGAATTGTGGGAGGCTGCTAAGTGATTATTCTAACATACTTAACTCGTGCTGCACTATTGCTAATGTCAGTGCCTCTTGGTATAATAATGACACAAATTGTAAAAGAACTAATGAATGATGAGGCTTGGAAATAATGAAAAAATTATTGTTCGCTCTAGTAGTTTTGGCTCTATTGGTAACAACTCAAAATGCTAATGCGAAAACTTATCGCACACCCGCCGTTCATACACTAAGTATCTCAAAATCGTATCACTACGGATACACTTATCATAGATTAACTCGTATTCGCTGTGCTTATTCGGGCTGTCGCTCAAAAAGCCAGCCTTGACAAAGTTTCTGCCGTATGGTAGGATTAGACACTAACAACAACAAAAGAAAAGGATAGAAAATGACAAACGAAACAACAGGCAAGCAGTACCAAATTGGCGACTTGTTCACAACACAACGCTCAAAGGTAACAGGTGTAATCAAGGAGATTGTGCCAACATCATCACCAAAGCGTACTCGTGTTAAGTTGTCGGTAGACGGAAAAGACCGTTGGACAACTTTCTCCGCTAAGTAAGTTTGGTTAAATAACCAAATGTCCCGAGCAAGACATAAAAAGGCTCAACACAACCCAAATAATGATATAATGTTAAGGCGGGATTGCCGAATAATATCTCACACTCCCGCCTTACACTTAACAAAAGGATAGAAAATAAAATGACAAGAAAAGACTACATTGTAATCGCAGAAGTTTTGAGAAAATTTTCAACCTCTTTAGAAATTACAGAGTTTGAAGATTTGGTAAGCGAATTTTCTGAAGTAATGAAAAAAGATAATGATAGGTTTGACACAGAAAGATTTTCTCGTGCTTGCTGGGGGAGAAAATAAAATGATGACAAGAAAAGACTATGTAGCAACCGCAGAAATTATTAACTCATACGCAGACGAAATTAAATTAAATGTGTTGGAAGATTTGGTAAATGATTTTATTGAAATGTTTGCTACTGATAATGAAAGATTTGACTCGGATAGATTTTGGGAAGAATGTTTCAAGAATACAAATCACTAATGGAAAAAGTAAAACGCATACAAGAGCTTAGGCGTAGCAATGCTGCTACGCCTTTGCGAAATAAAAAAAAATATAATCGCAAACAAAAATATAAAAATAAATTTGACAACTGATCCGTTTTGGGCCCAGGGAATGTCCGATTTGCACCATTTGTCTGTCAATAGCAACACGCCGTATTAAGATGTGTTTTTTATCACAGTGTTTTAAGTAGACAGATGTCAGTGGGGTATGCTATACTTACGGCATAGAAAGAAAGAAGGTCTTAAATGAACCTAGAAGAATACAAGGCGTATGTCCTTGCTACCCGCCAACAGTCCACGATGTCAGTGGTCAATGATATAATCAACTCAACAAAGAAAGAAAAGGAAGGTGGCAACTAATATGCTAATCTCGGAAGCCTTACAAGGCAAATATGTAAAGTCCTCACAAGGACAAGGAATTATCCAATTCGCAGATTTTCGTAAAGATATGCACCACTCTACCCCCGAGGGTTATCTTGCTTATGCTTGCAAGGTTCGCCCACACTGGAACGGAACGGGATTTCCAAAGCCCGATTTCTATACAACAGTGTATGTCGGATTGGATAGTGAACTAATTGACTAAGTTTATTTTTTATACTTCTATTGGGGTGGAGGCTGATACTCAAGACGAAGCCGTCCAATGGTTCGATTATCAAATGGGATTAACCCAATTAAATAATGATATTTATGTCGAAGAGATTTTAGGAGATTATAATGGGTAATCTTGCTGATGAACTAAATATTTTTATCTGCGATGAATGCGACACGCTGGCAGAAATGTCAGTGGTCGGTGATACAATATCTATAACAAAATGTAAGTGCTTAACTCTAGATTGGAATAACTAATGTATACACTAACAACTGCCTATGATGGCGAGAAGCCATTCCATAGTTTTCAATTCGCTGACGCACTAGCAGCGTTTGAGACTTTCGTTAAAATTAACGACTGGGGTATGGCTAAAGAATATGCAACTTATAATCTATCGCTACCCGACGGCAAAATGTACACAAAGAACTTCTACCGACCAACTGGCAAGTAATGTCAGTGGCCTCTGCTATAATACTCTAACCCAACTAACAAAGGACAAAAAATGACAGTAGCAATTGAACACAACCTAAAGTTTGTAACTGAACTTGATGAAAATCATCCAACAGCAAAGCGTTTGCTTGCATTACCCTATGAAGCACAAGTGCAAATGCTTGAAAGCATGTTGCGAGACTTGGTAGGCCCTGCAGTATTGCCACGCATTAATGAACTTAATGAAGGCAACACTTATGCAAAATTGGTGGTATGTCTTTAATGGCTAAACACCCACCAGTCGGGAGTGCCTCATGGCACTCCGTTTTTGCAAATGATGAATGCAAAGTTTGGCAGGACGGCAATGATGATATCTTCTTCAAGGTAGCTATCAAAGGTCAACGTGTAAAATATTTTTACAATGAAACTGCACACAGTGACGTTGCACGTTATTGCTCGGACGAATTAGGAATTTCTTATTGGTCCGTATTAAACTAATTTAGAAAGGTTAGTGAATGCAAGTTATCGCTTATATTTTTGTCTACGCATACTTAATGGGTATCTATGCATTCATTCACTTCCTAATAGATATTATTAAAAAATAATTGTTTTGCACTTGACATTCCCGCAAAATTTTCCTGGGCCGTGTCCGATATGTCCGAATTGTCTGTCAAGACAACACGCCGATTACGGCGTGTGTTTTTTATCACATTACAATGTTAGTATAATTGGGTTTACGGATGGACAAATGTCAGTCCTGTATGCTAGAATAGGACTACATTCAAAAAAGAAAGAAGGCTCAAATGACCAATGTCATGTCACAAGTTCACAAGTCCGAAGTAGAAACTGGCGAGGTTTCTCTTGCTGTATCTACCCGCAATAATCCTGCTTGGCATAGTTTTGCTAACAAGGTTTTCACAAAAGATGAGGAAGTCACCACCGCACAAATGCTTGATGGTGCTAAGTTGTCAAATTGGAATGTTCAACTTGAATCTGTTAGTGATTTACTCGCAGATAACTACACTACTGTATCCGACAATTTCCTAGTTGTTCGTGATAATCCTTATACAGCAGGACAGAAAGATGTTCTATCTGTTGTAGGTTCTCGCTACAAGACTGTACAGAATGAAGATTTATTCTCATTCGCAGATAATCTACATGACGGCAATCAAGATGTTTATTGGGAATCAGCAGGTTCTCTAAAGAATGGTCGTGTCGTGTTCGGTACAATGTCAATTCCCCGCACAATGGTGCTTGACCCTAATGGTGCTAACGATACAACTAATCTTTATCTAGTTGTCTATACATCACACGATGGTTCTGTTGCTGTTCAATCTGCAATCACACCTGTGCGTGTTATGTGTCAAAATACACTTAATTTCGCTATGAAAAAGGCTAAGCAATCTTTCAAGATTCGCCACACTCAAACTGTGGACGGAAAAATTGCTGCTGCTCGTGAGGCTCTAGGTCTTACATTCAACTACATGGACGAATTCGAAAAGCAAGCACAAGAGTTGTTTGCCATCGAGGTAAACAATTCTAAGTTTAACGAAATCATCAACAAGATGTACCCAAAGCCCGAAGCAGATGTTAAGGGTTCAATTAAAAAGTGGGAGAATAAAATTATCACCATCGGTGATTTATACAATGCTCCACACAATGCGAACATCAAGAACACCGCATGGGGTGTTGTTAATACTCTCACCGAGCGTATTGACTACCATCGCACAGCCCGCAAGGGTGGCGATTCGCTAATGGCGGGTGCTAGTGGTTTTGACCCCGTTGTTACAGCGGAAAAAAATAAAATTGTTAAGCAGGTTTTAGCACTTGCGAAATAATTAAAAGGTGGGGGGCGAAAGCTCCCCACTATTTTTTTGATCTGTTGCAATGTATAAATATTCATAATGATGTATAAATATGCAGGGGCCCAGGGATTTTTTCTCAGGCGGCGTCGGGCGTGTCGTGTGATATTAAACACATTTACGATTACGGCGTGTCGTGTTTACGATGTCAGTGGCTTCTGCTATACTGATGTCCTCATGAAAGGAAAACTAATGAACTGGATGAAATGGGATTATGTATGCCCACAATGTGATGCCAATATTGAAATGACTCTCAAGTCTGATGGACAAGATGGGCATATTTCTTTATGTCCAAAATGTAGGGGTCATATGACTCTAATGTCAGTGGTAGATGCTACTATAGGGGAGAATAAATAATGACTTTTTGTAAATCCCCCGCCTGTTATAATGAACGGGAACTTGACAAGAGTAATAGTTATAGGCTAGAATACTGCCTTCAATGTCGTATAGATAGGAATAAATAATGATAGTTAAACTACAAGTACCTAATAATGCCCAAATGGGCTATGGGTTGGGCAAATGTATTCAGTATGGCATTGAATACAATGTGTTGGATAATTTACAAGTTGAATTAACTGGCACAGATGAAATTAAACTAACAAAGATGTGTGTGGCATTTATGGGCAAAGTCCTAGAAGTATCTAAAACTAAGCCTACACTTGGTGATTTGCCAAAGCATGAGGTTCAGTATGCTAGAACTAATAGACCTATTCAGACCCGCCGAAAATAGAATTGACACGGCATACTGCCGTGTGATAGAATACCACTAATAACCCAACAAAAGAAAAGGAAAAAAATAATGGCTTCAAGAGCAATTTCAGTAAAGGTAGCAACACCAAAAGTAATCGCAGCACTACAAGCAAAGTTGGCAGAGGTTCAATCTAACTATGCTAATCAAGGCAAGTTACAGGCAGAGTATGATGAGGCTTACAAGCAGTATCAAGCAGACCTAACTGCTTATGCTATCAAGCACATTGACTTGGCAACTAACTTCCGCACAAGCCTTCGTGGATACAATGGTAATTGTGTGAACATTGACTATGATGTACCACTAGACCTAGAAGGTTATCCAACAGCACCCGAGCGTGGCTATACTCCAATGTATGAAAGAGACTACAATTCTACTGTTGAGGAAATTGGCAACGCAATCCGTATTCTGCAAATGACAGATGAGGAAACTGTTTCTACTTCTACCTTCAAGACTATCGCACAGTATCTCTAATCAAATAAACAACTGGGTGGGGAGTCTTGACTTCCCACCCCTTATCTGATAGGATACCGCTATGCTTACCAACTTCTATTTATTCTGCTTAACTATAATTGTATTTCTATTCGTGATTGGACAAATACTATAATGGGTGCAAGAGTTAATTTCGTATTCAAGACTGAGTTAGATAAACCTAACATTGTTCTTTATAGCCATTGGGGCGCAACTTCTTGGCGTGAGGATTTGGCTATTGCTATTGACAAAGCAAAACCTCGTATCGCATTGGGTGACATTCCTTATGCTACCCGCATCATCATTGACCAACTAACTAAAGATGGACGGGATTCCGAAACAGGCTACGGTATCTCTCTAGCCACAGATGAAGAGATTCTAAAAGGCTTATTTGATTTTCCAGTTGAAATTGACATGACAACTCAAATGGTTAATGATGAAGGTCATTGGCATTCGTTTGAATCATTCGTAGAATATATCTCGGAGGTTATCAACTATCATGATGGGGTATAGTGCTGCTGATGTAGTTAAAATGATTAACGGATTAGATGAAGCGTATAATTCTAATCTACCGCCAAAGCTTGAAGAAAATATTGGAACAACAATAAATTTTCTTGAAGGCTTATTGGCAGAAAATCGGATCTAAAATACAACTGTTATAGTCGTCAAATGACTGTTATAGTCGTCAAGAGGACATAACCTTACTATAAAATGAGGTTTTATGAGGGTTAGATTTAAAATTATCTTATTTTATAGTTAGGTTTCATGGTAGTAATCATACACACCCCCCATGGGGGTGTAAAGGATTACTACCAAAAAAGGCTACAGCGTGTCCCACTTGACAAAGTGGGCACGATGCCCCCAGGGAAACGGACATTTCGGACATATAGTATTTAACCCATTTACGAAGTGATGTAAATCACCTTTACGATGACTTGACGCCAACATTTACGATGTGGTAGAATTTCGCTATGACACTAGACATATATGAAATAGATTATTCAGTCTCTCCATTTGGTATCAATATGTGGGAGATTTATGATGAAACTGGGCAATATCTAATGGATTTTGATAATATGATTGATGCCCATAATTGGTGTAATAGCCAAGGTGAAGATTATACTATGCATCTATTATCAACCTATCATAGACAATTTGAGAAAGATATTTTTAACACACCCGCCAATTCTTGACGGGTGTCAGTGGTCAATGCTATAATTCTATTCTACCCAACGAAAGGACACAAATTATGCCAAAGTATGATAACGAAGGCAACGAGTTGTTTTTGTATACAGTTATGAAAAATGTCGAGCAAACTTTTGTTCAACAGATTTGGGCACAAGATTCCGAGGAAGCGGAACTATTTGCCGAAACTCTAATTGCCCTTGATGACAAGTGGAAATTAACCAACGAGGAAGTTTATTACATTACTCCCAACATCGCTTTTGATGAGGAGGAGTAATAATGCCAAACTGGGTATATAATGGATTAACCGCACAAGGTCCAAAAGAATCTATCGAGAAAATGAAAGCCCAATTAAATAAACCATTTGTTGATTATATCGAGGCCAATGGTGATTTGGCTTATGATGTCAAACAAACTAAGTATTCTAATCCTGTATTTAGTTTTAGAAACATCATTGCTCCCACCGACCTTGAGGCATATAAGCAACAGCCTGTACGTTCAGATAAAGATATATCTGACCCTTATTGGTGGGCAGATAATCAACGCTTATCTCAAACTGATAATTCATGGTATAACTGGAATATCCGTAACTGGGGTGTTAAATGGGATGTTGCTGTATCTAGCGAAGATAAACATCCCGATACATATATGGAAGAAACTGAGGATGAATGGACTGCTTCTGTATATTATAACTTTAATACTGCATGGGGAATTCCCGAACAAGCATTAATTACACTCTCATCTCAATATCCCGACCTTCTCTTCACATTATCATATGAAGAAGAAACAGGCTGGGGTGGTGAAATGGAAATCTTAAGTGGTGTAGTTATTAGCCATGGTCAATATGATTCCAAGTGTAGAGACTGTGATTCAACAGACACATTAGAGTATTGCGAAGATTGCGAAAATGAGGTATGCTCTGCTTGTGGTTTTGGAGCAGAAGAAGCCTGCGATATACATAGGGAGGTTGCACATGTCGGATGAATTAGACCCATATCTACAGCGTATGGTCGAAGCAGGTATGGACGGTGCAGATATTTTGCATGGTCATCTTAAATCGCTTATGCTTGAGGCGGAAAATAATATGCTGACTAGAAACAAAGATGAGCACAAGAAGTATTGGGCTGGACAACTAGACGCACTAACAGAACTATATCAATTAACTTATGCCATTGCTTTTGCAAAGGGGGAACAGAATTCAAACAATCAGATTTTTCGAGGGATTGTAACAACCCCTAAAAATGGCTAAAAAGCCCTTGACGGACCTATACCGTATGTGTTATAATATCACGTTCTATATCCAAGATCTTAAGGAGATTAACTAATGTCAGTATCGGAAGCAATGTTTACTCAAACTAACTCTTATCTAGATAATTTAAAGCGTGATTACCAATTTGGAGGTATTGCCTTTCTATACATGTGGGATATCATCCGTGATACATTTGAGGAGATTGAACAGGATCCTAGTGCCTATGATTGCATTCCCGTCCCAAGCACAGATCTATATAAAGTTTGGCAAGCATACCAAAACAATCCATGGGGCGGATTTGACGTAGAGCAGGCGGATGTAGTAAACTGGCTATCGGCAGAAGACCTAATTCAAGAATGGGTAGAGGAGGATAACTAATGATATATGACAAAGAACAAAAACAGATTGTTAAGATATTTGGCAACAGCGAAATATCACCAGCAGGCTTGGCATACAAAATGTTGGGGGAATCTAGATATGTTAATGAGTCTATCATACAATACATGGTTAATTACATTATCATAATGGGTACCCGTAATCCCGACAAACTGCCACCATATCTACAGAATGTCCACGCTTGGGCAAATGAGATGTATCAAATGTTAGATAAAATGGATATGACCTCAAGAACTAATAGCCGAAGTGCATTAAACCATAAAGATTGACTGAGCCAATATATAGGGGGTTGGGCCTTATATATCACAAACCCGTTAGGCATCGCCTAGCGGGTTTTCTTTTTGTACAAAATGTCCGATTTGTCCATTTTTAACAGGGACAATGTGATTTGCATCACATATAAAAAATTTTGAGGCCCTTTACGAATGGATCAAAATTCACCTTTACGAAGGGCGGGAAATTCACATTTACCCCTAGCTAATAATAATATACTCCTTTACGAATAGATAAATAATCACCTTTACGAATAGCCTAATATTCACATTTTGTCAATATAAATAAAATGTGATTAATATCACATAAAATAAATGTAAAATAGAATCATTTTACATAAAATATTACACAAAATATCTAATTTTGTATAGAAAATATCGTGTTTTATACATGTTTATTTTGATATACCTTTACGAATGTGATGAAATTCACAGTTATGATGGGCAATATGACTTGACATTTACAGAATTTTGTGAAATGCTGCCCTTTATGTTATGCTTTATAACTAACTATACATAAATCAATAATATCGGGGGATATTAATCTTTTACGAATGATTTTATTCTCCACTTTACTCCACTATAAACCACTTTAAACCCTATTTAAAGGTCATATAAGGCGGGATATCCGCTAGGATGATATTAGGGTATGTCTTTACGAATAGGATTATATTCACATTTAGGGCTGTTGTAATCTAGCACCTTTACGAATATTGCATATGCCATGTGTAGGTCTTATATTATCTATAGTATCATATCCACCTTTTGATAATGGTATTACATGATCTAGGTGTAATCCTAATTCCCATCCCTCAATCCCGACCCTTCTTGGTGCATTAAGATCTATGGGCTTTTGGCTCATTCATTTAATTAACCTGAACGTTTCCGTTCTTCATCTCATATTGTGGAGATGTATTACGAAGCATGATTTTATCCTGCTTTGTGAGGTTTCCTTCATCAAGATTCATGATCTTGTAATAATCTTTATTTGTAACCAAAAACTGGCTGCTAATTATTCTTGTACCAGAAGTAACTGGTGTTACTCCATGCTGAACCTTATGCCCAAATATAAGCATGCTTCCCTTAGCAGGTTTAAGATATATATCGTAATCATCAAAATATATCTCACCGCCCTCGAAATCATCTGGATTTGCAAAATATCCTAGTATTGTAGCCTGAACATCCTCAAAAGTATCATCATTTGGATTTCTAGCATAGTCAGAATGTGGTCCATAGCCAGCACCAGCACCTCTCCTAAAGTATGCTGTATATGGCAAAAGCTTATAATCAAGATTGTTTAAATCTGGATTTTCTCTGTACCAATAGTCTAAAACCCTAAAAGTGGCATTATCAGTCGCCTTTAAAAAGTCTGCCGTTGAATTTCTAGTAGTTTCCATATAGTCTTGATTTACATTTGGCTCCCAATTTTTCAAGCCATCAATTATTTCATCAGGATTTTCAATGATATCTTCAAAGTACCATATCTTGTCTTCTAATCTAGTTGCTTTCATTTTTTCTCCTTATATTTTGATACATCACCATCATGAATGTATGTTTGTGTCATGTATCTAACGCCATAATTAACCATTTCTACTTTATGCATCTCAGAACTAGGAAATATAACTACTGATCCAGCCTTTGGTTTTATAGATATGCCTACATTTGGAAATACAATTTCTCCACCGTTGTAGTCATCATTTAGATAATATATTATAGTGAATACTGGCATAACCTCTTTATCTCCATCTACCACATAACTATATCCATCAGCATGCTCAGTCATATAAGATCCCGCCCCATATTCACGGACTAAAAACCTATTTGTATCTATACAGGATAGACTTATTTCACCATTATATTCTTTTAGGCATGTTTCAAATACATTCAAGATATCTAAATATTCTGGCATAGATTTGTTTATTATTGTGCCTCTGCCAATTAATGTTTCTCCACCGCCACAATTATTATATGACCACCAATCTTTGGAGATTATATTGTTTAGTAAATTAGGTTTAACTATATCTTCCCACACCCAAATTTTATCTGTTAGTTCCTGTTTTTTGCTCATTTTTGCTCCACGTAGTCTGTATATAGACCAGTTAAACCATTTGGTATAGCACAAGATATTGATAGTCTGGGTGTATTTGCAGATACCTGATGAATTATTCCACGATCAAATAAAGCTATATCACCTGGGTTCATTGTAAATTCCTGCACGATGCTATCAGACTCAACATCTTCGTAAATTTTCCAACCAGTTTTTCCTATTACCTGTATATAAATAACGCCCCAGTTATCCTGATGTTTTGATGATGAATAGTTAGTTCCAGTTATATTTGCAAATACTTGTTGATTTAATGGCAAATCTTTTGTGTGACCTAGATCACTATATATATTATTAATTACTGTGTTAATATCGTCATACTCAGATGGCATTGGTAGTATGGATTGGTAATAGCCAACCGTTCTAGTGGCTAAAGAACCTAGTGTTTTAAAGCCTATATTTTCAAAAGATGACATGACCTCGTAATTATCTTTATTTAAAGATGCTTTATTTAAAATATCTATTCCATCATCCCAATTAAAATTAGATTTAAAATAGTTTGATATTAATAAAGCTCTTTTATTTTCTTTTGCTTGATCAAAATCATCTTTTATTAATGTCATGTAGAGAAATCACCCAAATGTTTAAAGCACACCGATATCTCTTGCGAGTATTTAAAATCTGTATAAATGCCATCATTAGGGCAATAATAACATTTGTCATCATTGACCTTATTGCAGCATGAGCATATCATTTTGGCATCCTGGATTTTCCACTTATGCTTATCACTTTTACATTGTTTTATCATATATGAATATTATATCACTGATCTAGATCTAATTCTTCTTGCCAAATAGACTGATTTTTATATGATGAATTAAAGTTAGATGGCTGCCATGATGCATAGTTATATTCAATAGGTCTGCTGAGTTCGTAGGCTCTTTGCCAATCCCCCGCCGTTGATCGCAGTTCAGCATTTTCTAGCTTCAATGCCTTCACCTGAGATTGCAGAATACGATTTTGCTGATCAAGTATCTCATTTATCTCCATTTGATGATGAATGGCGTTATGCTCAGAATTATAAGCATTTTCATGTAAACCTGCTTTATCTTCTGCTTTTATAGCTAGTTCATTATATTGACGAGCAAGTTCAGATACATTACAATATGCATTGTATGTTTCTTGAAAGCCTGTTTTTAATTCTTCATAATCATTCAATAATTCATTATACTTCTTAAGTAGCTTTTTCTTTTTCATGTTATCTCCTTATACAAAGTTAATGTTAAGTGTTGCTCTTGTTTTATTACGCTTAGGTGATGAGGATGCGTGGTAAATAGAACCATCAAACACAACCGCCCTGCCAGCTTTTGGCTCTACTCCAAAAGATTCTTCTGTACCGTTTTTGTCAAAAAATATAGTTTCTCCATCAGAATCATTAATAAAATAAAGAAACACATAGTGTGGGCTATAAAAATCAACGTGTGGGGTGTGATGACCATTATTTTCTGATTTAAAATAAAGGTTTACTTTTGTTCTAACTATTTGGTTTAAGTTTATTTTATGTTTAGATACAAATGCATCAAGCAAAGCTTTTGTTTTTTCATAATGTGGGTAGTTTGGCTCTACCTGAGTAACAAGCAGCATGTCCTCTTCTGTGTTTTTATTCTTTGCGACATGACCTTGATGTAATTCTGGGGATGATGTGTATGGCAAGTAAACCCAATAAACCCAAGGCCCAACACTTGGATCTGCTGGTACATCTAAGAATGCTGATTTCATAGAATTAATTTGATCTGCTGTGGCAAAGTTATCATCAACAATAAACATTACTTTTTGTTATCTCTAGATACTAATTTATCAACAATCACCTTATCTTGAATAAAATCTGGATTAAGCTGAACTCCAGCCTTATGCATAGTTTCTAGCCACACCACATGGTTTGCCAGTTTCTTTCTCTTACGACGCTTTCTCGCCTCTTTATTGCTCATCATTTTCCTCATTCTCTTTTGTGTCTTGCCAATATTTTATTGAAAGTATACTGTATTTATGGTACAATTCTTGATACTCATGCTTAAGTGTATAGTATTTTGGTAAATAAATCAATAACAGAGTGATTGGTATGGCTATAATCATTCGAAATTAAACCCTACCCCTTGATTATTTGTGCCAAAAAATGCTTTTATAAATACTTCAAAATCTTCATCTGTAATTTCATCTTCATAAAAAAAGTTGTTGTTTTCCGTCATATCATCAAAACTCCTGGGTCATTGTATATGTAATTAATGTATGAGTATCTTGTTCCAGATTTAACTTCATTAATTGAACTTAAATATGATGCATCAAAAATAATCAATTCATCTGGTTCCACCTTATAATGTAAATCAATATGCTTAAAACTAATTTCACCACCTGTAAAATCTCCACAAAAATAAGCAATCTTATATTTTGGGCTGATTATATTTTCTCTAAATGTTTGTGCTGGAAATGACTGTCCAGACTGTAGCCTAAATAGTTCTGTATAATAAAATAAACAGTATTGTGGAGAAAAAAGATTTCTAATAGAAAGCAGCAGTTCTTGTGCATGTATATGCCTTGTTAATGCTGATATTATTTTTCCATGAAGATGTGGATCATGATTGACCATATCTCCTGGATTATAATTATAATGATCTATTTCATATTCTTCTTCAGTAAATTCATCACAAATTTCTTTTATAAAATTGTTAAATGATTTTCCCATAAAGTTTTTATATGAATAAATCCCATCAGAAATTTCTTTTACATCTGAAAAAGTTTTAAACTTATCTACACCCACTACTTCATCAATCTTATTAAATCTTTTGAAATCATAGCCTGAGCTATTCCATGGTCCCATTATTTACCATAAACCTTTCTTGATATTCCAACGAATTGTCTCCTTATCATACCACTTATATACCTGTATATGCAAGGCCTTAAACCATTGACCATTTAATCCCACAATCCTTGATAGATATTTGCGAACCACTTCATTGTATCTTTGTATTGCTTTTCTGTCAACCCGCCAAAATCTTTTTGCCATTTTTTATTTAAGGCAATGCCATTATTACTTAACTCATCAAACATTTTTGCATACTTCTCATAATCTAAATCTCTGAAATATGCTGCTTCATCTACTGTTGATTCACGATTGGCATATGGGTGACCTACACCATGAGAGTTTTTAATATGCCATCTTAAAAGCCCCGCAATTTGACCAGCTAAATAACTATCACCATTCCATGCATCTTGATCGCTAAATCCACGTGTTAATCTTTGATATGGATACTTAATAAACTTATTAAACAAACGTGCAGGCTTTAATTTATTAAAAAATCGGGATACTGAATTAATTGTTTTTCTAGCTCGTGATGGCCTTATATTTTTGAATTCTTCCCATGATATTGATACAGTATTCATTGTTGATTTAGTTTTCATTATAATGCTTTCCCCTAACAATCATTGCATCTTCAACATGTGTGCAATCTTCTCTTAGACAATGATTTGATACACCTTTAGGATTACTAAAATCTACTAAATGTTTATCTAAGATTAAATCAGCTAACTTATTCCTTAGCTGGTATTCTTCATCTTCAGTCATTTTCTTTTTGCTCCTTTACCCAAGCATCTCCCGCAAATTCTTCATAGCAATCAACACATATATTCTTGCCATTAAATGGCATGTAACGCTTTCTTAGGCTATTGCAGTATGGACATCTATTATAAGTTCCCGCCATTATACTAACAACTCCTTTTCAATTGCCTGCATAGTATCGCAAGGATATAAAGGATGGCAATCACAATCACATTTAGGCCATTCACAACCCCATTCTCCACAACCCCAACATTCACCATCACATGCTTCGCATATTCCATTTGAATCTGGCTTATGCAATTCAACTACTGCAAGAAGAGCTTTAGCACCAGCAAGCCATCCACCTTGATTAAAAAGTTCTGCTGTTCCAGTATATCTAACTGCTTCTTTAATTTCTACCAGCAATTCATCGTGTGTCATTATTTTTTCTTTCGTAGTGGGTGTGTAGGCCAAAAGTACTGGCAACCTTCACAACATGGCTGATTATATTGATCATTAACTGCAGAAGCATATTCTGCATAGTATTCTGGATCTTTGCGATATAGATTTGCTTTGTGTGTAGTGGTTACACGCTTGATAGTTGTAGCATTAGTACGCCACATCGGTTCATCGTCACCCCAATATTTAGCAGCTTTACTGGCTAGTGATTTCATATTAGCAAGATTGTTTTCAGTCTTGATGCCACGCATATTGGCAACTGCAATAGCAGTCATACCATAACGCCATAGTTCATTCTCAGCACCCGCCCACATAAGTACAGCGGGATGATTACGCCAAGCACCAGACTTGGACTGACCAGACAATACATTTAGAATTTGATATGTCTCTAGGATTTGCTTGTTAAGACGCTTGTTGTCCAATGCATCTAAACTGTCCCGCATGGCGGGGTATGGAAGGAATGTTTGCATGACCTTATTCTATCAGTTAGTGTTGTGTCTTGTCAACAGGGAATTCATCATCAAATTTAGCTTCACTGCCCCATTTTTCCCAATATGAAATACCTTCTTCATCAAAGTCAGATCCAAGATTCTTTAACAACTCTTCATCTTCTTTCACGATTCTCCTAATGTAATCATCAAATGACATTTTTATCCCAACTTACAAATGTTTTAGGGAATGCGTTTGCAGATAAATCTTTAACTGCTTTAGCATATTCTTGAATTTCTACCTGTGCATCATTAGGTAGTCTTTGATCTAGGAAGGTTAAGACTCCCTGCAAACTTACAGTCCACCGCCATCTGACATACATTCCGTAAGCTGGTAAAAACAATCTAGCCAGCTCTGGTGCTACATTTAGCTCTAATGCTTTTTCATATTTATATATTGAACTATTTACATGTTCCATAAGCTCATGAGTCAAGCTTTCTCCCATAGCATAGCCTATTGGTTCTCCCGACCCTTGCTTAGAATTTTCTGGCTTAGAACGCCACTCAAAGGCTGCTGGAACATAGAATTCTTCATCTTCCGTTATGTATCGTCGGGAAGATTCATTCCACCCATTTTGGTCATCAATATGTGTAGATGCAACCGCATACTTCCACCATTGACGGGCTACCATTAGTGGTGCATAGATTTCAAATGTAAGTGCTGCGTGACGAAGTGGTGAAGTGTGGCCTTCTCTAATTAAGAAATCAATTAGCTTTTCATCTTTAAGCCCAAATTCTGTGGATTCCTTGTCATATGAAACACGGGCTGCGTTTACAACTGAAAGGTCGGAACCCAAAACATCTACTAGGCGTGCATAGCCTTTATCTAATACATTAATTTTTGTCATGCCGATATTCTATCAGTTAGTAGTGGTATATGTCAATTGTGTCTTTGCATATTTAAATCATTGATATAACCTAAAGATATGCTAGCCCTAGGTTTTAATGGTATTACATTATGATGTAATCCTTGTGGAATTATAACTATATCTCCTGGATTTGATATATAAGTTTTATATTCAAAATCTGATGGTATAGGCCAACTTTGAGAATATATTCTAAATTCTATTTGTCCAACGCATGTCCATACAACAGCATCCCAAGGATCATTGTGTGGTTGCTCTGGTTTTCTTCTACTCTTAAGATTGAAGTAAGCTTCACCAAATAAACATTCTTTATCAAATATTTGATCGCAAAAATAAACCAAATCATCTAGACCTGGCATTATTCCTTTTATGTTTTTTTTATTAACTGGATCAATTACATCAGCTATTCTGTAATATAAATCTGTATTTACACCCAAAGACTCTTCTCGTATCCCGCTTGATTGCCATTCATCTGAATCAGCATATTCAATCAAATCAACAAATGATTGCCAGTTTGGTGTGATTGGAAAAGCATTTTTTAAAAAAAGAATTTCTCCTTTATTTCTTGCTTCCAGCAGCTTTTCTTTTAAATCATTTATATCCATAATCTACTTTCTATGATATTTCTTAACATGACAACGCATAGATGAGGCTAAAATAACAGCCATTGCCAGCAATAGCATAAAGCAATGCATACTATTCCCCCTCATCTTGAAGAATACGAACATCTTCTTGTAGATCACGAATCATATCATGAATTTCTTCTACCATTATATTAGTTTCTGTACTCAAACGCAAGTCTTTACGGGCTATTTTCTTCTCCTGCTCGCCTTCACGGTTTCCCGATGCTAATAGTAGGCAGGACAGTATAATAGCCTCTAAGGACACTATAAGGGTCAATAAGCCGTAAGGAAAAGGCTCTACCTTAAATGCTACCCAAAGCCCCCACCATATTATATGGACAATAAGGAACATTGGATGTGCTGAAACTTCTGCGGTCCAGTCAGATAAAGCTTCTACTTTTTTATTGAATATCCTAAAATAATGTTTAATGATAAATACCCCCGTGTAGTGCTAGCACTACTTTTATATTATATCATTAATGTTTAAATAATTAAACTTTTTTGATTTGCTTGCTCTGTAAGTAATGCTTCATTAAAGTAATTCATAAAACTATTAATTACAAATACTGTGTCATCAAGTGCATCAAGCTTAGTTTCTTCAATTTTATCTTCTGTAAAACGATCATCAATTGCCCATTGTTCTAGCAATTCTGTTGCTACAACTTCAACAATCTTTTCCAAACTATTTACTGATAGTGGAATATCTCCAGCCATTTATTTTCCTTTTCTGTATATATGTAATGGATTAATTGTAAACATATTCTTAATTTTATTTCTTCTTACTTCATCAAGCCACTTGCTTATGTTTAGGCAATATGCTGATATGTATATGGTCGAACCAAATATAAATCCCCATTGCTTAGTGTCTATACTATATGCTACCCATGCTATTTCTGTCAAGATACCTACAAGATATCCCCGCCAATTTTTGTGGCCTACTAGCAAGATACCGATAACGCCAAATATTGACAATCCCCATGACCAAAGTTCGTTATTCAATTACTTTATCTTCTTTCCCCATCTTAGCCAGCCTCTTTCATGTATATAAAACAAAACTGTTTCCCAAATTACTTCTGCTGATACAACTTCTGCTGCCATTTCTAGGCTATGTGTGATAAAGAAGGCTATGGATACACCTGCAACTGTGTGTACGGCTCTCCATGTGAGTGTTTTTAGTAATGATTTTTTATGTGATTCCATAATAAATTAATTATACTACAAAGGACGGGTTAGTTCATAACCCGCCCAATGTGATATTAGTTACTTAGTTGCTGAGAAGTGGTACTTCTTAGCCTGTGCGTTATACTTCTTTACAAGTGCATTGTACGATGTTGTACTTGCGACTAGTTGTGCTTGAAGTTGTGCAATTTGCATATTAAGTGCAGTTACTTGTGCTTGAATGCTTGCTTGCAAAGTCTGAACTGTTGTAGTTAGAGTTTGAATAGCAGATGCATTTGCTGCATTTTGTGATGCATTTGGATCTGCAACTGATGCGGATGCAGTCAATACTACCTTTTGTGCTGAAGTTGCAAGACCTGTTGCAGTACCAGTTGTACCTGTTACTGTAAATGGACCAGCTGACAACGGGGCATACAAGTTCCAAGTAGCGACACCATTTGTAAATGTAGGTGTTGCAGAACCTGTTAGCGTGGCTCCACCAAGTGCGACTGATGACACAAAATCTGCACTAAGGAAGTTTGTGTATGAGTAACCAACTGCAGCAACATCTGAAATTGGGTTACCATTTGCATCAAGTGCGGTAAGCTTTAGCTTAACTGCTGAACCATTTGCATATGAAGTATTATCAAATGAAAGTGTTACCTTTGAAACAACTGATGAACCTACAGTTACGCTATCATTTGCTGTTGCTGTAGGAGTAGTTCCTGTTGGCTGATTATTAAATGTGAATGAAGCAGTTCCAACTGAAACTCCCGTCACACCAAAGTAAGCGATTCCGCCTGCTGTTGTTGCAGATGAAGATACGGTTGCTACTGTAGGAGTATTTGATACTGCATAAACAACTGTACCATTTGGTACTGGGTTGCCATTAGCATCAGTTACTGTTACTGCAATACCTGAACCAAGAGTTGTTGCTACCCCGTCAGAACCATTAGAACCAACACGATAAACACCAAACTCATTAGAAGCAGAAAACTTTGCAGCAGTTCCACCAAAGATCAAAGTCTTTGTAGCAAGAACTGTTGTTCCGTCAGTGATTGTAATAGTTGATGTGCCAGCGGTTCCATCACCAAATACATTTACATTGTAGTTGCCAGCAGTGCCTGTTACAGCACGTCCCTGCATTCCTACTGAACCAGCAGAGGCACCAATACCAATAAGTCCTGGACCAGAGACGGTTACTGTCAAAGCATCGTTAGCAATTGAATTGCCATTTGAATCCTTTGGTTGAACTTGAATATTTGCTACTTCTGTACCAGCAGTTGTTCCTGCATTATCTACAGCAATAATTGGTGTAGCATCAGTTGTTGATGTAGGTGTTGTTGAACCTGATGCAATATATGCAGTTGAATAACCAGCATTTGCAGCAAGTGAACCAGTTGATGTCCAAGTGACAGTCTTTGTAACAGCAGTACCAGCAACGCCAGTTCCTGCATTAATTGGTGTAACTGTTAGTGTTGATGTGCCAAGATTTTGACTGTAAAGAATTACAGTAGCAGAACCTGCACCACCTGCACCATTTGTTAGCTGGAACCAGTTGTTTACTCCACCAGTAATTGTTGGAGCTGGGTTGATTGTAACTGTATCATTTGAACCAGCAGTAACCTGTAGGATACTTCCTACACCAGTTAGAACTACGTTGTCAACAGTTGATGTATCAGTATGGACAGTCAAAGTTGCTAGGCCATTAACAGCTTGAATACCATTTGTTGTGTCATACATTGTTGTGTAAGCGACTGTAGGGGCAGCTTGTGACGGGAGTGCAGCAATACCTGCAAACGCCAATGCACCAACTACGGCTACAGCGATCTTCTTATTTAGCTTCATTTATACCTTTCCGTATATACGTTATTATCCCTGTACAGGATATCGTGTCATTTGAACACGAATACTCTATTCTATCTTATGTGATTGCTTATGTCAAGGCAACTCAGAAAACTCTAAGGTTTCTTAGCTTGCTTTTGCTGTTTTACAATCTGCATTGGTCCAGATGTGTAAATATCATTGTTAGCAGCAATTCTTAGGGCATCCTCTACAGATGCCCCAGCATACAACGCACCAATAGCGAAGTGTGCTCCATTACCAACTCCGTATATGCCGTCGCTATTCAGCAATACACTGAAATCATTACCAATATCAAAAACTTCTCCGTCAAATGCAAAAAGCATACTGAATCCAGAATCCTTATCATTTTGATCTGGCTTCCAATTATTTTCTTCCAAGCACTCTTGCATTGCAGGAACAAACTTGGTTATCATGAAGCGATAAAGATTATCCCTTTCCTTTACTGTAGGAACTGGGGGAATAAAAATATGCTGTAGGATATCGCATGGGGTTGAATCACCACTACCAGCAATTAACCAGCCATTGTTCTTGGTAATCTTTTCCATTTTAGAATGGCGATTAGGCCTTGAACCATCTGTAACTTGTGAGTCTGCACCCATGGTTACATTACCATTTTTACAAACTGCAACGATTGTTGTCACTCTACAGAACTCTTTTCTAATATAATTCCATCGGCTGTTCTAGATTTGATTGTTTTTGCAATTTCACCCTTTTTCATTACAAAAACTTGCGGGATGCTTTGAATACCATAGTATGATAACTTATCTGTAGGTATCTTATCAACATCTAACATGTAGTAATTTGTGTCGGGGTCAGATACTGATGCCTTACCATATTGTGGCTTTAATTGCTTACATGGACCACACCATTCTGCAGTAAAATATACTACACATGAATCTTCATCTTTAAATTCATTTACATCGTTTGTTATCTTAAGCAATTATTTCCTCCGCCGATATCTTGTTTCCTACATATAGATTTTTTACTATATGTTCTCTTACATAATCTGCACCCTTTTGTCTACCCGCCAAAATAATAACCCATCTTGGCTCAAACTTTAAATCAATACATGATTGACAAAGAAAAAGCTGAATACCAGACAAAAGGCTAGACTTAACTGGAGTTAAGGTTTGCTTAGGCTTGCTGCAACTAAAACAAAGCATTAAAGATCTTCCTCACTTATATAACCAATACCTATCTCATTTACTTCTATAAACTCATCATTTGGCACTTCTACAACATACCCTACACCACCATCAAAATACTCAATCATTGATGCCCAAGCTCCATGACTAATGATGGTTCCATAGATGCCTTCATCAGGAATATAAACATATGTTACTGTTCCTTCATTTAGATCTTCTTCTTCTTCTGAGTTGCTCATCAGTGTATTTCATCCCCTCTAGCTCGCATGGTACTCCAAATGATTGAATAAGCTTTCTAACTAAAAGCAGATAGTTCATGATTGCCATTCTATCTGATTCATTATACTCCATGATATTACTTTCATATACAGTCAAAGCAAGATAGTTAGGTCTATCCCTAATATCTAGGAGCAAATTTCTTACGGGAGGTTTAATTTCTCGTATTTTTTTTGCCATTTCTTTTGTATAATTAATTTTTGCCATGAAGCTTTTTTAGTTTCTTCCAAACTTCTGGTGTTTTATGATCGTTGTATTGCTTATCTGGTCTTCCCAAATCCATATACACACCTCCCCAAACACCCTTTTCTTTATTTTTTACGCCTTCATAATAACAAATTTTTATTACTGGGCAGTTAATACATATTTGATCAACTTGCTTAGCAACTTCTTTATCTGTCTCATAAAGATCATAAAACCAATCATACTCGCTAGTGGTAGTCATACCGTTACAAGATGCAAGATGATACCATTCTGCATCTTGATCATCAATACCTAAAAAATTAAATAAATTTTCCATAAACTTCTGGAATCACCCATTCTCCCTTTTCATTCATAGGATTAATGAATAATTCACCCCACTGATTGTTTTTAAATGAACCATTTGTTTGCATGTAGCCTTTGGGACTTGGGAACCATCGCATGATGTTGTAACCATCCCAATAAAAGCCATTAGATTTATTTTTAGCAACAAAATCATGAGCTTCCTCATAATTAAATTTAGCTACTTTAGTAATTTCAGACATTGTTTTCCGTTCCAAATAGGTTTCTCCAACTAATAAAATGATACTTGTCTCCAAGATTATCAGTTATTTCAGTTGCTTGCATTCCGTTGTAAATGATTATATCCCCAACACTTAATGGTAGTGGATGCACTACTCCATTTTGATCACGTTCTCCTGGACCAATCTTAATGATTTGACCTTTTGATAGTTGTGATTCTTTTGCAGATGCAGTAATAATAAGACCAGATGCTGTTTGCGTGTCTTTTTCTGCAATTTCCTTGATTAAGACAAGACCACCTAGTGGCTCAATATTAGTCATTATTTTCCTTTTATAGTAGTTATATTATATTGTATCAGCGTTATTATTATCTGTCAAGCTTATTCTTTAAAATATCTATATGGGATTCCATATGTTTTAAGTAAGCTAATAGCCTGCTTGTTTCTGGAAGATTCCCCAAAAACTAATGCGATGCTTGGCTCTGATTCAATCATGGTTACATCAGAAAATGAAGATTTATCTCTAACTAATTCTTCTTTAATCTTGTAACCCTTTTGCTTCAGAAGCTTTTCTACCTTACCGATATACTCTGTAATCATGTTTTCTGCACCCTGATTTCCTTTATGTACAAATACAAATTCTTTATCATCTGGATAATGATGTTTGTTATCTTCCAAAAGGAGAGTGACTTGACGAACTAAATCGTTATAATCAGTCCACTCTTTACTACCAAAAACTAATGCTCTCATGATTTCCTTTCTAAAACACATAAGAACGGTTTCCCGTCCTTATGTGTATATATACGTATATATAATTAATTACTTACGTGGTGAAAATGCTCCACCCCAAAGAGACTTTTTAAGCTGTGGTTCTGTTGCAACTGGTGCATCAGCAGCCTTCTCTACAGGTTGATCATTATCGTTTTCTTCTGTAACTTCATCTGCTCCCGCAGCCTTGTTTACATTTGAAGAATCTCCCCAGCACTCGTGTACCATATCGGCACCGCAGTCTGGGCAAGTTGTTGACTTTGTAATCTTTGTTGGTTGGTTCATCTCATCTGAACGAGATGGTGCAACTGAAGATGTTGCTGAGCTATCAAATGTAGCTTCTGTAGGTACTGGACCTTCAGGTGCTGCTGATACTGATGTGTTGCCATTAGGATTAGTTTCATTACCAATCAATGGTCCACCTGATGTTGTTGGAAAATCTTTTTGAACAGCAATATTTCCCTTTGGATCTGGCTCTGTTGTTTGATCTGACATTGTGTTTCCTCCAATCGTGTAGTCTTTAGGTTGTGCTGCAATTACATTAGTATTTGCAGTTTGTCTTACATAGTTCTCAACGCTTCTTTCGTCACGCTCTTGATCTACTGACGAAGAAGTTCCAATTGCTTTAGAAAAAGCATCTTTAACGTCTTCGAAAAATTTTTCCACGCTATTCATTATGCGTGAGATCCTGCTTCAGTTGTTGCAATTGGTCCACCTGCATACTGAGGAGTTGTCATTGAAACATCTTTTCCTGTAAAAGCACCTTGTGTAGTAGCTTTTCCTGGGTTGTTAACACCCAAATCTTTTACTGATGGTGACGTTGAGTCACCGTTAGGTCCTGCTTGCTCTGTTACTGGAGTAGCGGATGCTGGTTGCTGTGTTCCGCCATCTTTACCTTGCTGATTATTGTCCATATTTAAATCACCACCTTTACGTTTATTATACCTTATTAATGCCAAAATTAGAAGTTAGTTTTCTGGAAAATCCATCCCCATTTGCTTAAGAATAGCTTCTCCTTCTTCTGTTAGGCTAATAGTTGCCTCTAAGTTCTCATCATACTCAACATTTGCCAAGCCAGCCTCGAATAGCTCAATTAGAGTATTATCAACATCTGCCATTACTTGCTCCCAAAGTTCTGGCATAACTTCGGCTAAGATATCCATATTAAACTTGAACATTCTTTCACCGTACTCATCCATGCCATCCCATTCGGCAGCACCACGATCAACTAAATACTGAATCACAAACTCTGTTTCTTCATCAGTCATGCCATCAAAAAACTCATCAAAATCTGGCTCATCCATATATTAATTATACCTTATTTCAAGGCTGCTGTCAGATTTAACGTAGGCACATTCTTGGCATAAGTAGCATTTGAAATGCTTGCCGTATTTTTAATTAAAGAGTAAATCTGCTGATAATTAAGGCTAGGCTTTGCTTGCTTAATAGCAACCCAAGATGCTGCTGAAATTTGAGTAGCAATAGAAGTTCCAATTGAGACTACTGGCTTATTACCTACCGAATTAACAGTCAATGTTCCAAGAGCATCCCAACCAATGTTAGGGCTATAGTTACTCCAATAAGCAGGAACATTATTCATTTCACCGCCCACTGAGATAATCCCAGTGTTGCATGCTGGGAAATCAATACTTGATTCATTACCCTCGTTGCCTGCACCAGCGAATACTGGAATATTTAATGATGTTAGTTTTGCAGTAGATGCTGCAATTGCTGAATTAATTGGGCATGCACCAGTTACTGGTCTTGCAAAACTCATAGCAACTGCCTGAATATTATAAGTTGATGCGTTAGCTGCAATCCAATTCAAGATAATTGGCAAATCAGTATCAAATGGTGCAACCATTAAAGATGGTTTTGTTTCAATTGAAAACGCACGAATGTATACAAAATTAATATTTGGGTTTGTTGCAATTTCTCCAGCCATCATTTCGCTTCCATGGCCTGTGCCTACTACAGCAAGTTGTGATGGAGTTAACGCTGCAGATCCTGCACCCGTCATTGTTTTTTGACCATTAGGACACGATGCAAAAAATGTTGTATAGCACTGCTCTGCCACAATTTTATTGGCAAACTGTGTAATTGATGGGTCATATCCAGTATCAATGATTGCTACAGTAGGAGCTGTTGCTGCAAATGTTTTGTTGACTGTAAAAATTGTAATGCCAATTAAGGCTACAATTACTGCAATTATTGTTAAAGCTTTACGTGAATTCATTACTTTTCCTTTTTTAGTAGTATAATTGTATTATACATTAGTGAGGTGTAATATGTCAATTCTTTCTGAACACATGAATATAAAATTAAGTAACAAATTTGAAAAGCTTCATGACGAAGCGTTTATTTTTCGCAACTTTTTATCTCAAGATGAGCTTAAAGAAATTATTGATGAAATACATAATATCACCAAAGATACTAAATTTCAACATTGTGTAAAAATACCTAAGCTTGCTGAATATGAAGATAGATTTAAAAGCCTTTTTTATGGAGAAAAAATATTTATAGAAGATATGTCAGAAGTTCAAATAAGAGAATCTGGAGTAGGTCAAAGAGTTCATATTGATTTTACTAACCATATGAATCCCTTTTTAGACATGCTTGTAAAAGAAGATTTTTCTGGAGAAAAAAAACAAATTTTACTAAATCCTCTGGCTTTTATTATTTATTTAAACGATGATTATGAAGGTGGAGAAATATCCTACCCAGAATACTTTTTAAAATATAAGCCTAAAGCTGGAGATCTTATTGTTCATTGCGTTGAAGTTCCTCATGGAGTTTTATTAGTAAAATCTGGAATTAGATATACGCATTCTAATGTAATAAGGTCTAAGTTTTATGTTAATTCAAATATGCTTAAAGAATACACCCCCGATGATAGTCCATATAATCCAGAACTACCGTCGCATCATTCATATTATCATCAAGAATCTACAAATAAAAGAATGCAAAAGTTGCAAAAAACATATATAGATGAAAGCAAATATACTTTACAGCACCCCTGAAGAGATTTGAACTCCCGACCTGATGGGTAGAAACCATATGCTCTATCCGCTGAGCTACAGGGGCTTATTACTACATTATAGT